GATGTTCGGTGGGTTGATACTGTATCGATACTGGGAGACATAACCACGAAGGTATTTTACACGAGAAAAGGGGACTAAACATGGTAAACCAACGAGGGCATTGCGTATTCCTGTTGGGGTTAGTGATAATTATCCTAAGTTAGTAGTGGTGATATATGAGGAACTTAACAGCGTGTACGAGGATTGATGTAAAAACAAGAGATGAGACTCAAGAGTGCATCATGAAGGTAGTCGGAAACCTATACAGAATTCGAGCGTTAAGATGGTTAAGTTTGTGAATATGATGATAAGTGTATGGATGTGAGTCGATAACAATTGGTGTCTGGTACTTGTTAGATTCTTGGAGAATAAGAGAGTATAGTCGTCTAACAGTTAGTAGGGAATACGAAATCTCGCTCAAGGTGGTGATGAAAGTTGGGTTGCAAACCATTAGTAGTCATTAAGGAACTTCACTAAACAATGAAAATAGTTTCGAGGGGTCGTTCCCTTGCCTGAAAGATGGAGACAAGAACTTATTTACGATAGGTGAGTTAAAACTATTTGAATAGAGATTTGATTCGACAACAATGAAGATTGCTTGATGCAGACAAGTCTCGGAAATAACCCACCTTATGGTGGGTTTTTTTTACGCCTTTAAATGGTCTTCTGTTAATATCCTAAATTCGTAATTTCTATCCTTGCAAAACTCTCTTGCAGCTTCCCACTTCAATTGATTGATACCATAGGTTCGTGCTTCTCTCAAATACCTTCCATAGGGTTTATTTTTCTTGGTGGGTTTTTTAGTTTGTGCTTTAGGTTTGACTTCTATAACTTCACACTTGACATCACCTTGAGCATTCTGGTATTTTATCCAGAAGTCTGGGAAATATCGATGAACTCTTTTGTCTAATCCACGATAAGGTATAATAATTTCTTCACTTGACCATTCTAATATAGAATCATTCTTATCACAATACTTCATAAACCTAAGTTCCCACATGGAACGATAAGTAATTTTTGTTGGGTCACCTTTATACTTTTTATAGTTCTTTGGCTTGAATCTTCCCTTGTAACTCATATAAATACCTTATACATATTAAAACACATATAGGTATTTATAGATGTCATTTTTCAAAAATCTAAAAGGTAAACTTCTTGGTTCAATTAAGGAAGACCTAAACTCAGCATTAACTGGTAAACAGAAATTATTTAACTCAAAAATAGCAGGTGCATTAGATGACCTAATTGCAATGAAAACTGGTATCAATATATCTAACATTCCAGAAGGTATTACAGAACAGGGATTAATAGCTGGAGAAGAAAGAAAGGCTGCAGAGAAATCTTTAGAAGAAGTAAATGCATCTTCTGGTGGATATTATGCAAAAGCAGGTAGAACAGTATTAAAATTCCCAACAGATGATAATAGATATGTAGATAACTGGATTATATTCAGAAGTATACCTAGACAAATAGGTGGAACAGACTTATCTAATGTTAAAGTATCTCCAACTGAGGGAGCACTTGGAAATCTAGGAGCTCATGGAATTGAATCAGCTGATGCAGTCCCAGTAGATAAGGGTAAAACAGAAATTTCTCATCACAATATAAAAACTCAAGACGCTACAATTGCATTATATTTTCCAACTGGTGTAAAAGATACAATAAATGTAGAATATGAACAAAAAGAAATAGGTATATCAGACCTTGCAATGGATAAGATTTTAAATCAAGGGGATTTGACTGGTCTTGGAGCTGAAACAATGGGTATGGCTGGAGAAGCATATGATAAAGCAAAACAAGCAATGATTGCATTCCAAGCGTTCCAAAAGGGTGTAGTAATAGATAATCCTAAATTTAATACATTCCAAGGTGTATCATTTAGAGACCATAGTTATACATTTAATTTAACACCATATAATATTAATGATGCAAACTCAATAACTGAGATAATCACTTTATTTAAGACTCTCATGTTACCTATGTCCACAAATGCAAATAGAAGAATGATGATTATGCCTGCTGAATGGTCTATTGATTTCAAAGGGCCTATATTAGGACATATAGAACATCCACAGAATTGTTTTCTAAAATCATGTGATGTAGACTATTCTGGTGGTAAAGATATGTCATTTATAGAACAAGTCACAGAAAGAGAGATGAATAGTCAAGAAACTGATGAATATTTACAAAAATCCATGAACGCAGGAGAAGGAGAAGATTGTGGCCCACCACCAAAAATGAGAGGAATGCAACATTATCCTAATGGTATTACTTTATCACTTACATTCCAAGAAATACTCAACATCGATAGATTAAGATATGTCGATAGAGTTCGTGCAGCTGCAAAAGGTAAAGAACAAAATGTTCAAAATGAACTTGTGGAATTTGAAATGGAATTAAATAAAGCTAACCTTGAAGCTACACAAGAAATGAGTAAAGATGAAATATTTGGAGAGTTTTTCTCAAGTGAAGATATTAGAGGTACAAATGATGATAATTTCTGGACATTAGGTGGTCTTCATAAAGATGCAAAATCGTATGGTTTGACTGAATATCATCCAGAATTCAACCCAAATGGTGACTATGTTGTTTCAATGACAGCTGGTGGTCACTTTAAGATTGTCCAAGTCAAAGGTGGAAAACCAGTGACAGAACTACCAAGTAGAAATCTAAGTATGACTTGGCAATATCAAGGGCCTAAAATATCAGAAGAAACTGCTTCTGGTGGTGGTGGATAATAGGAGATTAAAATATGCCTGAAAAATACTTTAAACATTACCCAACTATTGACTTTGATGTCAAGAACGATGGTAATTTAATTCAAGCAAAGGATATATTTCGTAATATAAGAGTATCCAGTGATGGATTAAATACTACCACAGGATATGAATATTATCAAATCGGTCAACAGGATAGACCAGATATTACTGCATCAAAAATATATGGAGATGCAACATTATATTGGTTATTTTGGATGGTTAATGACCATCTTGCTGTACATAGTGATTGGCCCATGTCATTCAATGTACTAGAGAAATATATTAATCGTAAATATTCTGGTAAATGTCTGGTTGGTTCGGCCTCCACAGATGTAGTATCCAGTTCGGATTCGAAATTTTTACAAGGGGAAAAAGTAGTAGGTTCTACCAGTTCGGCATTCGGATATGTCACCAAAGTAGACCCAACCAACAATCAAATCGTATTAAACGATATCGAAGGTAACTTCACTCTAAACGAAACAGTCACAGGCTCCCAGTCGGACAAGAGTTTTACTCTTAGTTCGGTTAGGGATTTTAAGGACTCACCACACCACTACGAGAACTCAGAGGGTCTCAAAACCTCAGTCAGTACAGGAAATACCCTCGTGAGTAACCATGATTATGAAGTTGATTTCAATGAGAATAAGAGGACTATAAGGTATATTAAAGCAGAATATGTAGAACAATTACTCAGAGAATTCAAGAGTATGATAAAAGAGTAATACAATATGCCAATTACAATAGGAACTAATAGAGTAAACTCTTATAGGATTGAGAGTATATCTATATCAAATCAAGAGGGTAATACCTATGAAGTAAGTAATCTAATGCAATCATTTACAATAAATGAGAGTATCTATGATATGTTTCTTACAGGTAGTATTACACTATTAGATGGTCAGAATTTATATAATCGTATAGGGTTTACTGGACAAGAATATATTCGTATTCATATAGGTGGTATACAAGGAAACGAAGAAATAGTCCCAGAAGACCAGAGAATTAATCAAGTATTTCGAATATTTAATGTATCTGCAAAATATAATGATATAGAGAACCCTAAATTAACCTTTTATCAACTCCAATTCTGTTCACCATTACTCTACGAAGCAAGAACTCAGAGAATATCTCAGGCATTTAGGAATAATACTTCGAATTTAATAGGGAATATATGTAAAAATCATCTAGGGTTCGTAGATAATAAAAAAGTGCCTAAAGGCCGTGTGAAAGAGGGGAAAGAACTCGGTGCATTCTTCACTGAGTTTCGTACCAATGTGGGGTCTCAAGGGAGACTCGTAGTACCTAACTGGACTGTATATAAGACTCTCCAGTGGCTGAGAGACCACACCTCAGACCCATCTGATAATACCTTTGGAGATTCTTTCTACTTCTATCAGACTGCGGTGGATGGATTCAAGTTTCACTCAGTAACTAACATGGCTAATGTAGAATATCTCAGTGGAAAAGTCAAGTTCTCTCCTCGTATGAGTGATGGAGACCCTAATTTTAACTACGATTTTGTCGATGGAACAGGTAATGATATCCTATCCTACAACAAAGAACACCTTCACAACACCATAGAGAGTCACCAGAGGGGCCTTTATTCTGGGGAAATCACTGTATTCGACACCAAAACCAAGACCTATCAGACTATAGAGAGTAACTTTTCTCAACAATTTAAGTTAAATGGTAAGGGATTCTATAAGGGACATACACTTATAGGCAGAGCGCCCAACTTTCGTATAGGAGATGAGAACATAAAGATACCTGCTGATGGCGGTATTGTAGGGGAAGATATGCCTAAGGCTGTAGATGGACAGACGCGCCCAGACATTCAGAGACGCCAGGGAGCAGTATACTTCGACTATGAGAACCCTTTTAGTTTCTCTGGTGGGAAAGAAGAGATGGGCCCTGAGTCGTATGGGGATACGATGAGGAAGTTTAATAGAGAAAGAGTAGAACAACTCTTCAAGAACAATAGAGTAAACATACAGATAGCAGGGAGAACCAATATAAGTTGTGGTATGATTATTAATATAGACATTAAACAAGCATATACTACCATGGTGAAGGATGAGATGACACATAATGGTAGGATGTTAGTAGAAGGTATTACATGGATAGGGACTGAGGATGGATTAGAGACACAGTTATCATGTACTACTACAGGTCATCAAGTGGCCATGGATACATTCTTAGACCATGACCTTGCACCAGAACATTAAGTATGATAAGAGAATCTCTAAGACTCTCTCAGCCATCTCTGCGAGGCAGTGTTTTGGGACTCCTAGATTAAATTTGGTTGCCCTTTGGCAGCCCACTTTAAGTCTTGGGAAGTAATGGGACTCCTAGAGTTTATCTGGGACTCCTAAATAATAATATAAAAGGAGAATATATGTTAAAAAGTATATTAAATACTCATAAAAACATGATGTATGAATTCATGGAAGTAACTGGGTTAGATGATTATGGATTAGCATGGTTTTGTTTTATGAAAGGTGTAGTATTTACATCTATTATAGTATGGTTATTTTAAATAATGAAATTAGACGACATAGAAAAAGTACATCCTATGAAACAGATATTTTGGGCATCAATAGTTCAAGTAACTGTATTGATATTCATGGGTTTATGTATGACTCTTATAGGAGTATTCTTCGTTGACTAATTGGCTATATAATAAATTAGTACCATATGCTCTTAGATTTAGAGAATGGTCAAGAGGTAAGACTTGGGTACAAATACCACTATGGATTTTAATATTATGGATGTTAGGTTTTGCAAATCCCTATTGGTGTGTATATCCAGTCTGTTGGATAAATTAAATTATGATGACAAAAGAATATTTAGATTATGTGGGACATCAATTAAGGTGGTATTATTATGATTAGAACATTATTGGGAAGTAAGATACATGGTGCAATTTGTACCGATGTAGATTTAGACTACGAAGGTAGTATATTAATTGATGAAGACTGGATTGATGAGGTGGGACTCCTTATTCATGAACAGGTTGATGTATATAATAAAACAAATGGTAACCGACATACAACCTATGTCCTACCATTACCCAGAGGTTCAAATGAGGTCTCAGTCAATGGTGCTGGTGCTCATTTGACCGAAGTGGGAGATGAGTTGATTATTTGTTCTTATATACAGCTAGATGAGAGTAATGAGACATTACCTCTCAGACACGAACCAAAAATAAAAATAATAGACCCTAAAGACCGACTTTATAGGGAACTTTTGGGATTGGATTAAAATGGAAATAGAAATATTATTATTTCATCTGGGGATTTTAATACCCATGGTATATTTTATTTGGAAAGATGGATATAATAAAGGAATAAAAGATGGCAAAGTTTACAGGATTAGGAAGTAATTTTTATACAGGAGTAGTCGAAGACCGAAACGACCCATTATCTGTTGGGCGTGTTCGTGTTCGTATCTATGGACTGCATACCGATGATAAGACTTTAATTGCATCTTCCGATTTACCATGGAGTGATGTCCTTATGCCGACCACTGCACCAAGTCTTTCTGGACTGGGAATGTCTCCACATGGGTTAGTAGAGGGTTCTACAGTCATGGGATTCTTCCGAGATGAGGATGATATGCAAGATTTTGTCGTTATGGGTAGTTTATTTGGATTTCCGACTCAAGATTACCGAATTGAGTCCAAAAACGATGGAAAAAGCACCACAAAAGAGAGAAATGCACAATATGGGTTCAATGACCCTCGATTACCAGAGAAAAAAGAGAATGCAGGCCTAGGATTAGGTCTCACAGGTGAAAATGATGTCACTTATAGTGGGACTCCAGAAGGAACAGACTCAGATAGTGGTAAAAACTGGACATTATTGGGTAATTTAGACACTTCTCCACTAGGAAGACCGACTTCTTTAGATGTTTCGACTACAAATACTGGAACTTTAGGTTTTGGTAGTGATATTGTCGATGGTAAAGGTGTTGAAATAAAGAATGCAGAACGAGGAATTAACTATCCAAGAGAGTTTTATACCGAAGATGGTCTCTCAGATGTCAATCAAAATGCAATTACAGGTGGTAGTTCAGTATATCCTAACAATTTAATAGAAAAACATCAAGGTAACACAGTCAAAGAGGACTACGATAGAGGTCTTGCACCTAAGTATCCTTACAATCACATGATAGAAAGTGAGGGTGGTCATATTATAGAAATGGATGATACACCAGCTCACGAAAGACTACATTTATATCATAGGTCTGGAAGTCGTATAGAGTTTATGCCTAAGGGTGATGCAGTCATGAAGGTCATGAATAATTCTTATGAGGTCATATTAAAAGATAAAAAAATATTAATCGCTGGTAGTGCAGATATAGAACTTGCAAATGGTAATTATAATTTAATTGCAAGAAAAGGTGAAAGTGAAAACTCCGATGGAACTATATCTTTAACTGCTGATGGAAATATTGATTTAACACTTACTGATAAATCTAAGGCAGTAAGAATAAAAGGCAACATGTCACTTAATGGTACGAAGTACGACTAGGAATATATTATGGCATTAGTAACAAATGCAGAAAAAGTCCCATGTCCGAAAGTAATAACTCCGACTGCTGACGACTTAGAAAAAATAATAATTTATATTGGCAATGAATTTGGTTGGGAATATATTGAGCCTCTCAGAGAAATATTAGGTGCCTTTCCTTTATCTCATACTTGGGATGGTATTACTTTAGATATACCAGAACTAGAATGGGAAGGTAAAATACAAGCAATTATTGAGGAATTTAAATTATATCCTTATGTAAAAATTGCAGAAACAATTGCAAAATTTGTTCCCATAGATTTAGTTATAGTCGAACCAGTTACAGGTATATCAGTTGATTTAGTAAAACTCTTCGAAGACCCAGATTATAAAGCACAACTCCTAGTAGAATTCCAAGAAGCTGGTGATGAAATAATAGATATGTTAGTTCCAGACTTTGTTCTGGAGAACTGGGATGGTACAGATGGTGTCGATATTCCATCAATTAAATTAAGTAAAGCTTGGAAAGAGTTTGTTGCAACCATCAAAGAAATGTTACAAGGTAATATATTTGCTGGAATAGAAAAGATGGCAGATGGACAACCATTAAAAGCAATCATAGAAGCAATAGAACTTGCTGGTGGAGAGAAAGCAAGAATACTTACTTTCTTCTTAGAACTTCCAGGCCTTTGTCTTAATGGTGGTCAGTTTGATTTTGATACAGACGAATTTCTTATGACTTTAAAGAAAGACCTCAAAGAAGCAGGTAAAGATTTCCAAGAGGAATTATTAGCAACTCCTATTCCTTTAGTATCAGAAGTACCAGACTTTTTAGGATTAGAATTACCAGAGACATTAGGTGATTTAATTAATCTAGAAGATATTGGTGAATTTAAAAAGATAGATATGCCTAATTGGAATATAGACAAACTGAGAGATAGGTTTGATAACTTTATAAGAAACTTACCTCAAATGATGTTTGAAGCTTGTTTATCTTTCCTTACAGAGATATTAGATATACTTGTACCAGTAGATATTCCAATTCCATTTGACCTTTGTACATTTTTATCGTTGATTGGTTTCCCAAAAGAGATATCTGTTTCTAATCTTGTGGCTGAAGGTGCATAAATACTATTATGAGTGATAACTATTTGCAAAATAAAAATAAGATTACTGCACGAAAGTGGTATACTGATATGGATTTAAATATCACGCCACATCCTTCGACTGGTGATTTAATTCTTAAACAAGATAAGGATGCAGTTAAAAGGTCATTAAGAAATATTATGTTGACTAATGATTATGAAAGACCTTTTAGACCAGGCTTTGGTGCAAACCTAAGAGCTCTATTATTTGAGCTTGCAGATGATATTACAAAATACGAAATTAGAAAACAAATAACAGAAGCAATACAAAACTTTGAACCTAGAGTTGTAATTGACACAATATATTTAAACCAAGATATGTCAAATAGAATGTACATCAATCTTCACTATGGAATTAGAGGTGTACCAGAAGCACAAGAGTTGGAAGTTGTATTAGAGAGAGTAAGGTAAAATGGCCACAGTAAAAAGTTCACAAGTCAATATCACCGATTTAGATTTCGATGATATTGCAGCTAATTTAAAAGAATATCTTAAGGGTCAACAAACTCTTAAAGACTATAACTTTGAAGGTAGTAATATTAGTTTATTAATAGACCTTCTTGCATACAGTTCACATGTATCAGCGTTTAATGCAAACATGGTTGCATCTGAATTATTTTTAGACACTGCACAAATAAGAAAGAATATAGTATCTCGTGCAAAAGAAATAGGATACACTCCGACTAGTGCAACTGCCTCAATGACAACAATAGACCTACAAGTAAACAATCCTATCATTGGTGGTGCAGTACCTACATCATTAACTCTTAATAGAGGACATAAATTTAAAACAGTATTTGATGGTGTTCAGTATCCATTTGTATTGCTTGAATCTAAAACAATATCTCCACTTAATGATATATGGAAATTCGAAGGACTTGAATTATATCAAGGAACAATGAACTCAGATATATTCATGTATAATGGTCAAGTACAAAACCAAAGATTTGCATTGACAGAAGAAGGTGTAGACACATCTAGTATTACAGTTACAGTAGAATCAACAGGTGGTTCAAGTTCTGCATGGACAGAAAATACAGACATTAGTTTATTAAATAAAGATAGTAAAGTTTGGTATGTACAAGAAAACGATTTAGGACAATTTGAAATATACTTTGGTGATGGAGTTATAAGTGCAGAACCTTTAGATGGTGATACTATTACAGTTTCATATCTAGTAACAAATGAGACTCATATAAATGGTGCTAGTGTATTCAGTATGACAGACTCTATTGCAAATAATACAGATGTCACACTAACAACAATTACAAATTCTTCTGGTGGTAAGGATAAAGAAGGAATTGAATCAATTAGATTTGCAGCTTCTAAGTTTTACACCTCACAAAACAGGTTGGTAACAGTAGACGATTATAAGTCTAAACTGCAAACTCTATACCCAGGCGCAGATTCTATTTCAGTCTGGGGTGGTGAAGATAATGAACCACCACAATATGGAAAGATATTCATCTCAATTAAACCTTCACAGAATGTAAATAAATTAACAAGTTCAGAAAAAACTTTGTTAAAAGATAAGATGAAATCACTAAATATGTTAACAGTCAGACCAGAATTGGTTGATGCAGATATCATTGATATCTTAGTGACAACTAACTTTAAGTTCAATCCTAGAGCAACAACTAAAACTGCATCTGAACTAGAAACACTAGTGAGGGCTGCAATCGTTACACACGACACCACTCATCTAAGTGGGTTTGATAGTATTTTTAGGCACTCAGTTCTAACATCAGATATAGACAGTGCAGAATCTTCGATTCTCTCGAACATAACAACTGTCAAACTTAGAAAAACATTAACTCCGACATTAGGTCAGAGTAAAGGGTACACTGTTGAATTTGGTGGTGGAAACTCATTCTATAATCCTCATACAGGACATAACAAAGCTGGTGGTGGTATAATAACTACTACTGGATTTACTGTATCTGGATTCACCGAAACATTCTACTTTGACGATGATGGGGAAGGAAACCTAAGACGATATTCTTTAACAGGTTCAACAAGAGTTTATGCAGATAGTCAAGCAGGAACAGTAGACTATTCAAATGGTAAAATAACAATTAATGGTGTTAATATTTTAAATACAGTTAATACCGATGATACAATTCACTTTACAGTGATTCCGAATTCATATGACAGTGTTGCATTTAGAAATAATCTTCTAGATATTAACACTTCATTGATAAGTGTGACTGGTGCAACAGACACCATCGCATCTGGTGATACGAGTGCTGGGGTTGGATATACATCCTCTTCTAGTTACTCCTAAACTATGATTCGTGTATATGCACGAAGTAATATTCCCACATGGTGTGGGTTTTTAAAATGCTTAAATTAGAGAGGAACTAAAAATGGCAGATAAAAAAGTAACAGCATTGTCCGACTTAGGGACAGGCATCGCAGGGGAAGACCTGCTTCATGTTATTGACGACCCTTCTGGTACTCCAGTAAACAAAAAGGTTACAGTCAGTAATGTTTTAAATAACCTTCCAGACTATCTTGGATTTGCACAAGCAGCTGAAGCTGTGACATACAGTTCAAACGCTGCAACTGCAACAATAGGTAAGTTTGCACACTACTGTACTGGTAGTTCATCTGGTACAAGAGATACACTTACTTTACCAAATGGTTCTACTGGACAAGTTAAATATATTGTCCTTGCAGTAGACAATGGAAAAGATACTCGTGTAACTCCATCTGGTACTTTTACTGGTGGTTCGACTATCGACCTTGATACAGCTGGTGATTCAGTTGCATTACTTTATACTGGTTCAACATATGGTTGGGTTATTATAGGTGGTCATGGTTACACTGTTAACGCATAAGGAATAAAATAAATGCCTATTCTCCATAATAGAATAACCGACCAACTGAATGAACTCCTACCAGAGTACATGTCAGAAGAAGGGAAGGGATTTAATAAGTTTTTAACAGCTTATTTTGATTTCTTAGAGAAAGGTATCCTTATATACGAACAGGGTACAGACCTTGAGCAAATAGGTTTAGAAGATGGGGAAGGAAGTCTTCTTCAAGAAAGAGGAACTTTCGACCCATCTCCTTTATCTAAAGCAAAATTTAATTATGAACAAGATGCAGTTGGAAATCCCCAAACTGGGTCTTGGGAAGTTGGTGAATATGTAGTTGGTTCAACATCTGGTGCAACTGCAAGAATAGATGTTATTGGAGAAACATCCAATAAACTTTATTGTGAAATATTTACCGAAGCACAATTTTTACCAGATGAAACAATCGTTGGTCAGAATAGTGGATACACTGCAAAAGTAAATTCCTTTGAAGGTGGTGCATTGTTCGCTGCAAACAATCTGTTAGACTATGCAGATGTAGATAAGACAACAGGAGACTTTTTGGAATACTTCCGAAGAGACTTTATGCCTACGATTGATACAAGTATACTTGCAGATAAAAGATTACTTGCAAAACATATTAACAATGTCTATCTTGCAAAAGGTAGTATGGCATCATATGATTTCTTATTTAGAATTTTATATGGTGAAGACATAGAAATTAGTTATCCAAGAGATAACATGATTGCACCATCTCAATCCAGATGGACAGAACCAAAAATTATTAATTTGCATTCTGAAAAGAATTTACTTGAGTATGCAAAAGGAAAAATAGTCAAACGAAACAACGAACAAACAGTAGTCACCGAAATACAAGCAGATACAATTGTAAGAATTACATCTGGTGAAGGAAACAATGTTTACCAAGTGACAATTATGGAGCCATATGTAGGTTCTTTAAACATTGGTGACTCAATAGAATTACAATCAAGAGAAGACAGTTTAAAATTTCATCTTGCAACAGTTAGGGGTATCGTATCAGATATTGATGTGACTGACAGTAATGTGATGTTTAGACTTGAGTCTGGAACAGGTACAGGATTCTTTTCAGCTGAATCAGATGATACAGAAGCATTTCAATTAGAAGACGAAGGAACAGGTAGTTTATTATTATTAGAATCTGGAACACAATCAGATAACAGTGCAAATGAAGTGCATGGTAAAACCCCAATCCTAGTTAGAGAAACAGTTAATACACCACAAACAGAAGCTGTAATTGGTGGTGCAATGAAAGGAGAAGAAAGCTCCAGAGGTTCATTGTATACTCCTTCTGACCAAGTACAAGTAAACTTACCACAATCAGAACTTGGGATTGGTCAAGTTGCAAAAACAATGGTTGGTGAGGTAGAAGATGGTAAGGTAGAAAAAGTTATAGTAGACCCATCACAAAGAGGTAGTGGATATAGTGATGGTGACTTAATTGTTTTTGATAATAGAGGTAGTGGTGGTACACTTGCACAGGGTGTAATTACTTCTACATCTGGAGATATACTTTTAGAAAG